AATCTTATCCCAAACCTCAGTGAGGTCTTCGGGCAAAATACTTAAGAGAGCATCATCTTGCTCTTTCTCATTTACCTCTGATAAGTTTTCTTTATCAATATCACTCAACATTCCAGATAACATGCTGGATTTAATTGCTGAGTAGCAGTATACTACTGCTAACTTCAAACCTTCTTCGGAATCAAAAATTTCGTCTTTCTGAAATCCTACCTGCCTAAATGAAGGCAAGATACCTGACTCAACTAGCAAATGAGCTAGCCTATTTTCTTCTTCTCCTTGATAGTAATAGTCAATGAGTTGCCTTATCCAATCATTCTGGTTTGAACCATGTTTACTTAACCATAGTGCTCCTGATAGAGCATAGTAATCACCCTTTGGGGAGCCAATTCTGTTGGCTAACCTAGATGGAATAGGCGAGAAATATTCTCCGTCCAATACAGTAACTTTAGCAAAATCTACTAAAGCAACTTTATCTTCATGAGTAATCTCAGTTGATTTACTTCTATTAATCTCCATATTTGCCCATGCGCAAATAGCACAATAAGCATCTCCAACTTTGTTGGCAGGATCATAACTAATAGATGATATTATACTATCATCTCCAAGAACTCGGTAAAAGTCAGTAGGCTTTTGATCCTTTCTATCAGACAAGTTCATTGTCATGAGCATTATTACGTGATGTGCAAATGCAAACGCGTCAAACGAACCTAACAGTCCTTGAGGCTGTCCAGTTACCTGGGTATATCTTTTACTAGATCCGTCCCTAAATTTGAATACTTTCTCACATGATGAGACAGTATGCCAAAACTGCACTACTTCCTCTGGAAATACTAACCTCAGACACTCTTCCTGGAACGGTTGAGCCATCTTATCTGTAGCATTTGACCAGTCATATGCTAACACTGAATTCATTCCGTGATCTTCACGGTAATTAGCATCTGTTACAGTTATTGCGAATAACTGCCCTTTCTCCTGACCTTTTGTACAATCAGAAGGGATAGAATCTAACACCCTTGCTAATCTATTATGGATATAGCAACACCTATCTTGAATTGGACTCAGAGCCAAATGAATAGCCCTTGTCTTATACTTTCCAGGGTTTGGAATGTGTATAGTTTGTATCCACGGAGCAGAATAACCTTCTGGTTCTACAGTATTATAGTGGCTGTGATAGCCAACTGCATCATCAAAAGGACAACCCCTCAGGGGGTCTGTTTCGACCATACTCTTGATCAAGCTTTGTTTGTACCTAAATCCCTTAATTCTTGCAGGATCTGACTTGGAAGAATAATAATAATCCTCATCATTAAATGGTGACGCACAATATCTAGCAGTAGCTCTAATAGCCCTGGCTATATCTTGAACATAAGGTAATTTACCTTCTTTAATATCAGAAAGTGTCTCAACAAAGACAGCTTGAATCTTATCGCGCTCTTCTTTTGGAATGAGCTCAATTTCAGTAGTTAACAACTTATAGGTGTTATCTTCCTGTTTTCTCCAAGCCTTATTATCCGGGTTGGTTTCATTATAAAGTCGAGCAATCTCTATAATAGAGAGTGCTAATTGCCTAAGGCCAGAATACACATCTGGGTCTCCATCTCTTCTCTCTGCTCTACAAGCAGAAGCCACCATAAACATGGCAACAAATAAGCTGCCATAACAATTCGGTTGAGATTGATTATGAAAAATATCAATTATCTCTTCGTCCTCGTTTTGTCTATATAGGTGAAAATCTTTTGGACAATATTTTACATTCTCCAGCAGGTCAAGATGTTTGACTCTAGGCTTTTCATTTGGTTTACTCTTAGTCTGAGTAACAATAAAGACATCAGAGAAATTATCCGTTGTGATTATTTCCTCCATAACCTTTACTAGGTCCTTTTCTCGGACTTTGCAAGCATCTACGAAAGATTCATCAATCTTACGGCCCATCTTACTTAGCTTTACATAAAAGTTTTTTGCAAATTTTCGTTTGTAATTCTTTACTACCTCCTTCAAATACTCATACTGCATAAGGTTGGGTATCCCCTCATTTCGGATGTCGATTGACATTACGACCTCTTCATAGGTTGGACCCGTGAAATTCGGATTCCATACTAAAGACCCAGGCAGACCTGGTACCTTGTAGTACTTAGGTTTTTGATAAAGTCTCGTGTTTGCCATAGCATTCACCTCCATCTTGATACTGGTTAGCCGTATTGGAGCCCAGCAAACGCCACATAGGAAGATGGCGCCTACCACACCAACTTGAG